TTATAAAAAACTATGTTATTTGTTTTAGTACAACAGCCCAAACAAATAAAAATATAGGTATAAGTAACTACTTTGTAGGTACTTGGAAATAAATATTAAATTAAGGAGAACATAAGATATGAATACATTTATGGAAAATTTAGTAAATGAATACTTATTAAAAATTGTTGGTACTTTACTTATGATGTTATTCAGCTACATAGGTACTATATGTGGTAAAGCATTTAAAAAGTATATAGATACCAAAACAAAGAAAGATATTGTAAAAATTGTTGTTCAAAGTGTTGAACAAGCCTACAAAACATTACACGGTGAAGATAAACTCAATGAAGCTCTTAAGTCAGCAAGTGCTTTAATGACTGAAAAAGGTCTTAAATTTACTGATACTGAATTAAGAACTTTAATTGAAGGTGCTGTTGGTGAATTCAATAAGGCGTTTGACAATACAACAAAGTAAAGGATAGGTTATAATGTTAGATTTCTGGTTAGGAATTGCCTCTAAAGCTATATGGGCCATTCTTTCTTTTGTATGTGGATGGGCGCTAACGAAAATTCGTAAATATAAAGCAGAAGCACTACAAAGAGAACAACAACAAGAAGAAGACGATAGAAAACTCGCAGATGACCTTGAATTAATAAAAGATGCATTAAGACATACTTTGCGTAATGTACTTTTATCAGACTATGACACATTCACTGAGCGTGGATGGTGTAGCCATTTAGAAAAGGAAGAATATACAGCTACATATACTACTTATCATAATCTTAATGGAAATGGTGTAGTAACACATAAAAATCAAGAGGTGCTCAATCTACCAGATCAACCTCCGGTGAAATAATATGAAGTTAAGAAAATTATTTGAAAAAACATATACAATTAATGGAACAGAATTCTTTGACTATGGTACTGAAGAAGTTAGTGATAGTGACTTATTTGATACACATAAAACAGGAATGTCTTTCTATGATGATTTATTAGACAACCCTGAGTATATGCGTAAAAATAAGAATCTAACTTCTAAAATTGTTTATATGACTCCCAGAGAATATTTTGAAGAATGTGGAAAGATATTCAGGAATAATGCTAATAAACAAATTGAACAAACAAAACGTGATAGTTCTACTATAGAGTTTCTTAAGAAAGTAATACAAACATCAAAGAAAAAGTTTCCCTTACCTTTCCTTGACTATGCTAATAATGGACAAGAAGGCCGTCACAGAATGTATGTAGCTGCTGAATTAACTTCTTGGGACACAAAGTTTCCTGTATTAATTGTTGATTACTATGATAAAGAGCTTCAAAAGAAAATAGAAGCTAATAGGAATAAGAATAGACTTGACCGATTAGTTAATGAAGCTGTTAGAAATGCTTTACAATACTCGTACAAAGACGTACAAGAGTTTGAAACAGAAGTGGAATATCAATTATCTGATATATTTGAAAAGGCCGTGCAACCGGAAATAACTAAAGATAATGACATATTAACTATTTCTGCTGAAGGTGGAAGCACTGAAGTTGATGTAGATGAAATAAAAATAAAAGAAACAGATGATTACGATGAAGAAGAAATCGACATCGATAATTTAGAAAATATTGATGATTGGTTAAAACAACACAATATTGAGTTATAAATTTTAGGAGTTTGAGTAGATGATATCTAACGAATTCAAAGAATTAGAAAATTTAAGTTCTGAAGAGAAAGAACTTGCTTTAAAAATATTATCAGAATACTCAAATACGGGCAACTCGGAAACTTACACTGAGTTGCTCGTTTCTGATTATGAAGAAGTACCCGTAGATATAATAACATTTATTAAAGATGATAGATATCTAGGTAGAGCGTGGCATTTATCTGACGGTACCTGTAAATTATATCCTTACTGGGAGAAGAAATTAAAAGAATTATTTCCAGATAATATTTCAACATCAGTAAATAATTTTATACTTAGTGGTGCACGTGGTCTGGGTAAATCAGAAATGGCTATAACAATAATGGCTTATCTTATGTATCGTGTAATGTGTTTAAAGAATCCATTAGAACATTTCAATTTGAAACCTACAGAAACAATTGCATTCCCTTTCATGAATATTACAGAAGCACTTGCAATAGATATAGGTGTAAGTAAATTTCAGAAAACTGTTCAGTTGTCTCCTTGGTTTATGGCCAGAGGTACACTGTCTGGTAAAAAAGAAAAAATTTGGGAACCTCCTTCATATATTAATATCATAATCGGGTCACAACCACGACACGTCATCGGACAGGCTTGTTTATCAGGAGATACACCTATACTTACCTCTGAAGGAGTATTTCCTATTTCAGAATTAGAAAATAAAGATATAAAAGTTTTCAATATGAACAACGAAGGTAAAATTGTTCTCAGTGACTGGTGCACTGTTGCGTGCACATCCTCAAGTAATGTACAATATGAATTAGAATTAGAGGACGGTACAAAAATACATTGTACTCCAAATCATCTATTTCTAACAACAAAAGGCAAATACATTAGGGCTGATGAACTGACAATAGAAGATGACATTATGGAAGGATTGCCTTATGGATATGTGTACAAAACTACAAATACTATTAATGGGAAAGTATACATAGGTCAGCACAGAAAAACTTATTTTGAAGGTAATAAGTATTTAGGTAGTGGATTTGTTTTAGATAGAGCTATACAAAAGTATGGGAAAGATAAATTTAAAGTTGAGTTACTTGAGTTTTGTGACACTAAGAAGAAACTGGATGAAAAAGAAAAATACTATATAAAACATTTTAACACCACCAATATTTCAAAAGGATACAATATAGCCTGTGGAGGACAGGGAGGAGACCTAGGTCCTGAAGTAAGAAAAAAGATCTCTGAGAAGCTTAAAGGGCACCCGTGTGCAAATAAAGGAAAACTTCCTTATATGGATGAAAATGGTAAAATACACTATTTAGCAAAAGACGAAAAGGTTCCTGATACCTGGATAAATAGAAATAATGCTAGAGGGCATATACGTATAACAAACGGTGTAGAAGATAAACTTGTTGCTCCAAATTCAGATATTCCTGCAGGATTTTACAGAGGTTGTAAAATAAAGGGTAAAATCAAACGTTCTGAAGCATTTCGTAAACGAATTTCTGAATTTCAACGAAGTTTGGATCGTACAAATATGGAAAGCAGTATTAAAGGTAAGAAAGTTATTACCGATGGCAAGGAAATAAGGTTTGTTTCCGTTGATGACACCTTACAAGAAGGGTGGGAATATGGAAATTGTAAAACAGCTGGGAAGCATGATATGTCCAACTACTATTCTTCTAAAGAGCAACAACTTAGAAATAGTATTGCCAAATCTGGATCGAATAATTCAATGTATAATAATGGATACAGAGTAGCAGGAGGAAACAATGGAAAGGCAACAATTAGATATTTTTTCAAAGATAAGATATTTGAATGTAGAATAGATTTAGTAAATTACTTAAATTCTATAGGAATTCCGATATCTCATAATGCTATATGTAATATAATTAATAAAACATTTGGAAAACGTACTGAGAAAAAATTTCAAGTTGTTATAGACAATCTAAGGTGGGAGTATAAACATGAAAATAACTAAGATAACTAAGATAACTACCGATACCCCTACTAAATTCTATGACGTTATAGATGCTAAGCCTTATCATAATTTTATTATTCCAACTAGTACATCAGGAATTATTTCTCATAACTGTTTTGCCAGTTTCTTTGATGAAATTTCCTTTATCCCTACACAGGATATTGAAAAACAGAAAGCAAGAGCTATTGATATGATAGACACAGCTGTTGGGGGTATGAAAACAAGATTTACTGATAGAGGTAAGAACCCTGGTATAGTTATTCTTGCATCTTCAAAGCGAAGTGAAAAATCATTTCTAGAGGAACATATGAAAAAGAAATCCCTCAGTGAAGGTGACAATACACTAATAGTTGATGAAGCTGTATGGGACATAAAACCTCAAGGTACTTATTCAAGTAAAAAATTTCATGTGGCTGTTGGTAATAGATTTCTTACTTCAGAAGTTATTGATGATAACGTAACCGATTTAACACCATTTAGAGATAAAGGATATAGAATAATTGATGTACCTGTTGATTTAAGACCTGATTTTATCGACGATATAGACAGAGCCTTATGTGACTACGCAGGAATTTCTTCTAGTGATTTGTCAACATATATATCAGGTGTAAGACTTTCAGAGTGTAAAGACCCGTCATTATATAATCCTTTTTATAAAGATGTAATTGAGGTAGGTAATGCTCCTACTGATAAAGCACAATACTATGACTTCTTTGATCTGTCAAAAATTCCTTCAAATATGAAAACACGTCCATTGTTTATTCATCTGGATATGTCTATAAGTGGAGATAAAACAGGTATTGGTGGAGTATGGATAAAAGGAAAACGTCCTCCTACGGAAGGTCAGCCAGCTTCAAAAGATTTAGTTTTTCAAGCTGCATTTAACGTTTCAGTCAAAGCCCCTAAGGGTTATCAGGTCTCTTTTGAAAAGAATCGTAACTTTATACGATGGTTAAGGGAACAAGGATTTAACATCAGATTAGTAACTAGTGATACATTTCAAAGTTATGATTTACAACAACAATTGAAAGCAGAACACTTCAACACAGACATATTATCAGTTGATAAAGTTAATTCTGATAGGATATGTGTTCCTTACCAACACTTTAAAAGTGTCATATATGAAAAAAGATTCATAATATATAGCAAGGGTGATTTATTGACAAACGAAATCGTATCGCTTGAAAGAAATAATAATACAGGTAAAATAGATCACCCAGACAATGGTTCAAAGGATGCTGCTGACGCAATATGTGGTGCTACGTATGACGCTTCATTATTTGCAGAAGAATATGCCTTTGAATTTGGTGATGATTTAGAATCTATTGTGAATGCTGAAAAAGGTTCAGACCCTTTCACTGCGGAACAAATAACAGTAGATTTTGAAAATGAACTAAAAAGTGTATTTACTGGGTTGCCAAAAAATACAAGTGAAGAAGCTAAAAATATTGACTTCGGGTTTGGACCTTCTGTTCCGTTATCTACAGGGTTCATTTCTGACGGTATTATGGTATGGTAAAACTTGTATTAAATAATGATAAACCTTTTAGAAAGGTATTGACATATGACAAATATTGAAAATAATGAATCAGCATTTGTTAGAGACGATGAACTTTACAATAAAAAGATAAAAACTGAAGTTCCTCCTGAAAGAAAACAAGATGTTGACTTAGACAAAACATTATATAGCAATATAATAAATGCAGCAGAATGTTCTAAACTTGATATAAATGCATTTGATTCTCTTAACCAAACAGCTAACAATCGTAATGAACTTTACAATATGATTGATGCTATGTGTGAAGATGGTATAATAAGTGCTATTGTTGAAACATATGCTGAAGACTCTACTGAACGTAACGATGCTGGAAATATTGTTTGGGTAGAATCTCCTGACCCTGATGTTGCAAAATGTGTTGAATATTTCTTAGACACTCTTAATGTAAATAAAAATATCTATAAATGGACTTATAGTTTATGTAGATATGGAGATGTTTATTTACGTTTATACAGACAATCTGAATATAATGATGATTTATTTACTTGTAAAGATAAGAAGAAAGAGCTTAATGAAGATTTAAAAATTATCGATTACAAGAGAAATGATAGTTATGCTCATTATATGGAAATGGTTGCTAATCCTGCTCAAATGTTTGAGTTAACCAGATTTGGTAAAACAGTAGGATATGTAAAAGCTCCTGTTCAAGCAGGTATATTAAATAAAGATGAGACAACTCAATTTATGAATTTTACATATAACTTTAAACAACAAGATTTAGAGTTATATCCTGCTACTGAATTTGTTCACGCCGCCCTAGAAGATGATATAGGTAGAGATGAAGAAACAGTAAATATATTCTTAAATAATGACGATTATGATTCGAATACAAATGCCAAAACATATAAAGTAAGAAAAGGTAACTCTTTACTTGCAAATGTATTTAAAATTTGGAGAGAGTTAAGCCTCTTACAAGCATCTGTATTATTAAACAGATTAACAAAATCCTCTATAGTGCGAATGATTAACATTGAAGTAGGAGATATGCCGAAAGAAAATGTTACTAAAGTGCTTATGGATGTTAAGCGTTTAATAGAGCAGAAAACTGCTATAAATAAAAATAGCGGTATGCAGGAATATACTAATCCTGGTCCTATTGAAAATAATGTTTATGTTCCAACACATAATGGTATAGGTTCTATAACTACTTCTCAAATAGGTGGGGATGTAGATGTTAAAAGTCTTGCCGACCTTGATTACTATCAGAACTTACTTTATGGCGCCTTGAGGGTTCCTAAACAATACTTTTCTCAAACAGATGATTCTACTGGTTTTAACGGTGGAACTTCCTTAACAATAATTTCTTCTAGATACGCTAAAATGATTAAGCGTATACAGAATACAATGATACAAGCTATTACAGACGCTGTTAATCTTATGTTGATAGATAAAGGTCTTGATAGTTATGTAAATGCATTTCCGATTCATATGCTTGTACC